CCGCGGTACTCAGTAGCACACTTGAAGGAAGGGACCAGATAGCAGTAGCCTCCCGCACTGCGTACCCACTCCTGTGCATCGCTGCACTCATCTCCGGTGAATGAAGGAATCTTCATGGAAACGGCGACGTCCAGCTCGGGCAAAAAATCACGGATCCAGGAATAGCGCTCAAAGGCGCCGACAAGGTCTCGGGATTTTTGCTCCGGCCGCAGGTCGCGATCAAGCGAGCTGACGGCAGAGCTGGCGTCGTCAAAGATGCGCACGCACGCGTTCTTGCGTTGAGCAACGGCGAGCGCTTCTTCCAACTCCTTCTTGAGTAGACGACCTGTCTTCACGCTGACCGTCCCCGACCGAGTCTTCACAGAACGGAGCTCGGCGAGGAGCTCGTCTTTCTTGCCGAACCCGGGGTCACACAGAATAACGCGCTCGAAGCGCTCTCCGACGTAATAGAGTGTGGCAGGGCGCAGCGAGCTGGTGAAAGCAGGAGTCTGGTCAGGCGTGATGGTATGGTCGACGAAGTCTTTGAGGCACCACTGGACTTTGAGACAGCCAGGAGGGGTGCCACGGACTTCCGCGGGGACGACAACAAGGTCGTCCTGAACTGTGATAAGCGATTTCGTCTCGGCTTCTGGGACATCAAACAGGGTCGGGCAGGACAGGAGGGCTTCCGGGCGGCGACAGGAAAGGAGCCAGTCGTGGTAAGCCACAAAATCAAGGCCGGGCATCTGGCGCTCAGCGACCTCCATCATCCAGTCATCATGCTCATTAGGCCACTGGGCACTGCGCTCCCAAGTACTCCACCACGGGAGGTCACCAGCCCGAACCTCATTAACGCTCTTAGCCTTCAGGAGGTCGTCTAAGGGGACGCGCGGATGAATGAGCTCAAGGGCGCGGCAGACGTACCAACCGAGGACGGGGGTGTTGCGGTCAGTGAGGGCGTAGGCACGGGATTTCTCCTCCAGGTGGACCAAGGGCTCGCGCAAAGTGACGACGGTGTGGAATTTCGTCACTGCGCGTTTGAGGTCGCACATGGAGTTGGTGTCACCAAGAAAGACGCCAGGGCCATAGACGCGAGAAAGGAACTCCAAGTTATGGCTCCCAGTGTCGTCCGCGAGCTCAGTAGTAAAAGACATACCGAGCTCTTTTCCTGCCAGTCTGACGGTGTCTGTAGTGGATAGAGCATCGTCGCCGTAGTAGAGGCCGAGGTCATCCCAAGCCTCTTGGTAAGAGAAGCCGTGGAGTACCTTGCCGAAGAAGTCACAAAAACCTCCGTAAGTGCCGTTGTCAGTAGTCGTGTTATCCTTGCCAGACAGCTGAGTAAAGCCAGTATTGTACTTGTCCCCGAACATCATGCGGAAGAGGCGCTGGACGGTACGCATCACCTCTCGGTGGGCGAGGTCTTGTTCCTCTTCGGCAAAGATGCCGTAAACAATGGCTTGTCGTAGCTGTAAGGCAGCCGCACCTTTAGACCCGTCGAACCTGTCGCCATCATTCAACCAAAGACATGGGCGGCAGTGATGGCGGGCTCGGACAGCAAGGGCGGGAACGAGATCTGCAATCTCGCCAGGGGTGCGACCAGCGGCATACCACGTGAAGATCTGAAGAGCTTCAGAGTAGGATTGCCAGACCTGGGCAGAAAGGAGTCGCTCAGACTCGATCGAATCGCTAATATTTCTCGCGGCGGAAGGTTTCTGGTAAGCTTCGGTCTTTTGGAAAGACCTACCCTGTCCGTCATGGTCGACGTAGCTACCAGCTTGGGCTAGAGCTCTCCCCTGGGACGCAGTGGCGGCCCCGAGGATAACGTCGTCCGTTGACTTCATGTGAATACGACCACCGTAGAACTTGCGAACAGCCTTGATGATGAACCGGGCGTAAGCCTCCAGTGCGTCAGACTGTTTCGTAGTGATCTCGGTGACCGACCGTTGCGGGCGCTCGACGCGTGACGCTCTCGTCTGCCTGTCGTTGCCAAGGCAGCGATCAGGACTCCAACACCCTCCGGCGACGATAGGCTTCATGTACTCCTTGAGAGTAGGGACAGCCTCCGGTTCGACGTCGCCGTAATGGTAACGTCGCACGAAGGGTGGCGCCTCGGAGCGGACACTAACGAGAGTGCCGTTCCAGTTCGTGAGGACATTGAGAAGCAACTGGGCGCGAGAGGCGTCAAGTTGAGATATGTTCGCGAGGCCATGAATGGTCGGGGTCTTGGTGTTTTTCACATAAGAC